CAGATTTCTCTGCCCACTCAGGATAGTGAATTGCGGGAGTATAAGTCTCTAGCAAGTAGTAACAAAGTTATGTCCTACTCGAAAAGACTAGATAACAGTAAAGTTATCAGCTCCCTCATTCATGACGTCTTAATTGGCGTACATGGAGTCACAACACGCATTATCCGGAACACGCGGCGTCAAGCCGCCCGGAGATATGCGCGCGAAGGTGACGGCTTCTTCACGAAGACGCTACCCAGACTCGGTAAATCGCTCGATCGAGCGCTCACCGGCGAAACACCACTCGACTGTCTCCGATTCCGCAAGGAAAAAGAGACACAGTTGCCCATCTTTTTGGGTGAACTGTTCAAAAGAGTGTTCAATGCTTCGTCTGGCATGGTCCTTCGGGACCCATGTACTACTAGCGTAAAGTCGCTACGACAGATCCTGTTTGTGTTCTACAAACTTGAACTACCATATGACCCTACTACAGAACAATCAGTCCTTGACAAGTTCATCGAGGCCGAAAAAGAAGTTAAACACTTCAATTCGGTTCTTAATGAAACTTGTCTCGTACCTAGCTCCGTTAGTCCTCATCTCGTACACCCTGACCGGGTGCACGTTCGGGGACAATGCGCAACTAACGCCGAAATTGAATCTCGAATACACGCCAACTACCGCGAGGTAGTTGACTGGTCTTCGCTTCAATCTATTCGGCGACTTCTGCGATTAAACCCTAACTACTTATACGAATCGTTTGACCACGGGGCAGCTAGCCTCGTGTACGAAACGTACGTTAGGGATATGCAGATCCTAGGCATGCGCAAGCAACTACACAAATTGTTGTGCACGCTTGACCTAGACAACATCCGGCCTAAACATGGGCCGGGCGCAGTCTCCACTAAGGAGACCCTGGAGAAGAAGTACTCTTTTGTACGTCTTAACCCCAGGCTCAACCAAGTATTCCCATATGACCAGTATTTCATGGTTAATGTGAATCAGGTTGCTGAAGGTGGTGCAAATCCTTTGCATCACCTGCTCGTTGTTGATCCTCCGGCCAAGGTAATCTTGGTCCCGAAGGATTCACGCGGGCCCCGCCTTATATCTTGTGAACCACTGGAAAACCAGTGGATACAACAGGGTATAATGAAGGAGCTGGTGAAGTTCATTGAACATCATCCTCTCACAAGAGGTATGATAAACTTCACCGATCAAGCCATTAACCGAGAGTTGGCCCAAGCTGGGTCAATAACCGGTGGAATCGCGACGCTAGACTTGAAAGAGGCTAGCGATCGTGTTTCAATGGCTCTAGTTGAGCGCATATTCCCGCGTCCACTCGTGGACGCGCTGTATGCCTCACGGTCATTAGCGACTACCCTTCCAGACGAATCAGTTGTCGAACTCGGAAAGTTCGCACCAATGGGATCAGCTTTATGCTTTCCCATAATGGCGCTTACAATCTGGGCCGCACTGACATGCGAGGATGGGTTCACCAACGCGTGTAGCAGCGATGCTACATTCGTGTACGGCGATGACGTAATTGTCCCAACGGCGCAAGCCGTCGACGCAATAGCTCGGCTTGAGCGTATTGGCCTTCGGGTCAACGCAGACAAGTCGTTCACCAGTGGATTCTTTCGAGAATCATGTGGCATGGACGC